AAGAGGATGCAACGTGGGGACAGATTGCAGGGCCGACAACAGTGTGGACTCAGACAACAGACGGCTCTTCGAGCTGGACAGGAATAACAGATCCGTCCGACCCCGGATGGGAAGAGGATTGCTAACCTATGCCGAGTACATATTCAGATAACCTCAGGATCGAGCTCCCCGGCCTCGGGGAGCAGACGAACACTTGGGGCACGACCATGAACACCAACCTTGGCACGCTCCTCGAGCAGGCCATCACCGGTGTCGTGACCGTGACGATGACTGATGCGAACTACACCCTTACAACATCCAATGGCGGATCCGACGAAGCCCGTAACGCCGTGTTGGAGCTTACAGGTGCCCTGACGGGGTCGCGCAATGTCATCTGCCCGGCAAAGGACAAGCTGTACCTTGTCTACAACAACACCTCCGGAAGCCAGAGCATTGTCATCAAGACCTCTGGCGGCACGGGCATTACGGTTCCCAACGGAAAGAAGCGCTTTGTTTACTGTGACGGCACAAACGTGGTGGACGCCATCACAGACCTTCCTTCTGGAACCCAGATCGGCGGCGTCGATGTCGTAACGCTTTCTGCTTCGCAGACCCTTACCAACAAGACCCTCACAACGCCTTCCATCTCCACCCCGACAATCACTGGCACGTGGGCATTCGGAGACAATGAGTTCCATATCACTGGGAGCGCAGACGCCACCAAGATCGTGGTATTTGAGGTCGACGGGCTTACCACATCCACGACCCGCACCATCACGGTGCCTGATGCCTCCTTCACGATGGTTGGCCTCACGACCACCCAGACCCTCACCAACAAAACCCTCACCACCCCCACCATCACCGTCCTCGACAACGCCCTGACCATTCAGGACAACGTCGATCCGACGAAGCAGGCCCAGTTTCAAGCCTCTGGCATTACCACAGCCACAACGCGCACATACACCCTCCCAGACGTTGACGGCACCCTTCTCACGACAGCTGGCTCAGGCACATCCCTGACGGGCATTCGCCTTCAGGGAAAGGAGACCATCTGGCTTCCGGCCTCTGCCATGGTTACGCCCACCACCAACGGTGCTGCCTCCGGTACGACCAACGGCACTAATGTCGTGTACAAAACCCTAGACTTCGACCAGACAACATCCGAGAGCGCCCAGTTCCAGATCGCCATGCCGAAGTCGTGGAACCTCTCGACCCTCACCTTCATCGCCTACTGGACCGCATCCACTGGCTCCGGCACCGTGACATGGTCACTGGCAGCGGGGGCTGTCAGCAATGACGATGTCCTCGACACCACCTTCGGCACAGCCGTGACGGTTACCGACACCCTGATCGCCACAGGCGACCTGATGGTGGCTGACGAAAGCGGTGCCATGACAGTGGGCGGCACCCCGGCAGCGGGTGATCTGGTCTGCTTCAAGATCCTGCGGGATGTGGCTGACACCTTGACCGGTGACGCCAAGCTGGTCGGTATCAGGCTCTTCTACACCACCAACGCCGGGAACGATGCGTAATGGTTTTGGCGGTTAACAACCTGACTGGGTTTGGCGGTGGCGGGCAGATTGGTCCGTCATCAATGTCTTATCTTGATGGCGCTGTAAATTCAGCAAATGCCTCCACTTACACTTTTACAAGCCTCGATTGTGGCGCAGCAGACCCGGACAGAAAGGTTGTGATATGCGTCATGACCTCGTCTGGCGGCGGGAGCGGGGATCCAACATCGGTTGAGATTGACAACGGCGGCTCTCCGATCAGCTTCACAAAGCTAATATATCAAGACGGCTCAGCGTGCGCAGCGTCGATATGGATCGGTGCCGTTCCTGCTGGCACACTCTATGATGTTACCGTCACGTTCTCAGGGAACGAGTCCTCCTGCGGTATTTCGGCTTACAGGCTTATAAATTACTCATCCACCCCATACGACACTGTTGCTTACGCTGGGGCAGATCCGGCTACCGGGTCCATTGATGCGACAGATAGCGGAGTTTTTATAGCCGCGTCTTCGATCTCTGCCCTGTCCTCTTTTACATGGACGAATGTAACAGAAAATTTTGAAGATCTGGGGGATACGGTTGGCATCTCTTCAGCGTCAAGATCATTTGTCAGTGCCAGCGCTGGGGTATCAATCACGGCAGATACGTTTGGCGGCAACATGGTCATGGTCGTCGTTTCATTGACTCCGGGGTAACGAACATGAGCCTACCAATAGAAACCATTCTTGGAATCACAGCAGCCACTCTCATCGGTGTTGGGAGCATGGTGGTGATTCTTCCAAAGACAACGAAAGACACCGCCCCGCCTAAAGAGAATTCAATCCAATGTACTGAAACTGAAAAAGATGAGGCAGGGAAATGCACGGTGAAGATTCTGGGTCAGAGGGCTCCGGCGACTTCAGGGGGAATGTCCACGGAGGAGAGGGTCACGAGAGTGGAGATCATGGCCGAGGAGATCAAAGAGAAGATAGATTCTCTGGAAGAGAAGCTCCGCGAGAAGAAGGGTACATCGCGGGATTCTTCAAACAGATAGGGCAGCCAGCGATGCTGATCACCATCTTCGGCGGCATCTTCTCCATTGGCGGGCTGTATGTGTCTTTCGACACCATGAAGCTGGACGTAGCAAAATCAAAGATCGAGATAGAGCGCATTGACCGCGAATTTTCCAAGCTGGACGTAGCTGAACTCCGGAACCTCGACAGACGCCTGACAAGAGTTGAGACGATCCTCGGGGGAATCAACACCCAGCTGGACAGGATCGAGAACAGCGTTGAGGGACGACGCTAATGCCATTTATGAAACTTCAATTCCGGCCCGGCATCATGAAGGAGGTCACTCAGTACGGCTCCACGCCCTTCTGGTGGGATTCTGACTATGTCAGGTTCAGGAGTGGGTTTCCGGAAGTCATCGGCGGGTGGGAAAAGTCTATCTCGGCACAGATGCTCGGAAAGGCCAGAAGCCTCCATGCATGGACGTCTCTGTCAAACATAAGCTACGTCTTCATCGGTACGCACAAGAAAGCCTATGTGTTCGATGGCGGCGAATACACTGATATCACGCCACTCAGGGTTACAGAGGCTCTTGGTGCGAACCCCATAACGTCTGTAAACGGATCTGGCACAGTCACAATCACGGACGTGTCACACGGGGCTGCAGTTGGCGACTTTGTCACGATCTCAGGCGCCACAGCCTTCAACAACCTCACAACAGGCCAGCTCAACCAGAACTTCGAGATTGTCTCTGTCCCAACAGTTGACACCTACACGGTCGCCACAGGAGGCTCGGCAAATGCAAACGGCTCTGGCGGCGGCGCTGGTGTGTCGGCTGCATACGAAATACCCGTTGGTCTGGACAGCGCTGTGTTCGGCGGTGGCTGGGGCGCTGGCCCTTACAGCCGTAATGGATGGGGTGACGGCTATGACGGCTCTGTTGCTGGCGCACAGCTTCGTTTGTGGTCGCAATCCAACTATGGCGAAGACCTGATCTTCACGCCTCGCGACTACTACATCTATTACTGGGACAGCTCCGCAGGGGGCAGGGGCGTAAGGCTGGATGGTCTGGCAAACGCCGACAGTGTTCCAACAATCGCCAAGGAAGTCCTCGTCTCTCAGGAGAGACACGTGCTGGCTTTCGGCTGCAACCCGGTCGACTCGTCCACCCAAGATCCGCTGCTGATCAGGTTCTCTTCAAAGGAGGACTATCTCAGCTGGTTCCCCGACCAGAACAACTCCGCTGGCGACCTCCGCATCCCTCTGGGCGCCTCATTCATTACCCAGCAGCAGACCCAGTCAGAGATTGTGGTGTGGACTGAAAGCTCCATGCACTCTGTCAGGTATGTCGGCGCCCCGTTCTACTACGGCATCACAACCATCGCGAACAAGACCACCATCATGGCGCCGAAGGCGAAAGCTGCCGTTGGTGACGTCGTTTACTGGATGGGCCAGAACAAGTTTTACAAGTATGACGGACGCGTTTCCCCAATCGCCTGCTCCATGGAAGACTACGTGTTTTCCACATCAACCTGAACCAGAAATGGAAGGTCTATGCCGGGTCCAACACATCTCATAACGAGATCTTCTTCTTCTACCCATCGGGCTCGTCGGACGAAGTCGACAAGTATGTCTGCTACAACTACATCGACGACATCTGGTATGGTGGGTCTCTGGTGAGAACCTGCTGGATGGACCGCTCGGTGTATTCATATCCCTTCGCCGTTGACCCTGACGGCTACTCCTACTTCCACGAGTTCGGGCTTGTTGATGGCTCCACGAACCCCGGCGCCGCAATCCCGGCCTATGTGGAGAGCGCCCCGTTTGAGCTTGGAGAGGCTGGCGATACCTACATGTACGCCGACCAGCTGATCCCTGACCTTACATTCCGCAACTCCACGTCAGCTCTCTT